GGTATACCTAGATTAAAATACCAGTACGAAAGCATGCTTACTCACGATATGAGAAGCAAAGGTTATGTCAGAGTACTTGACATAGACACTAGTTTCTCGATAGAATTTGACGGACAAACGTGGGTGTTCTTAATGACACTCTACGGGGTATATGTAGGAAAGAAGAAGGCATGGCTATCAGAGGGTATAACGCAAGGAAAATTGATTCCACGCAATATGCGCCCAACCATATCAAGTCAGTAATAAAAGCTTTAGGCTTAGATGTAGTTGCGGAACCAGGCAATGAGGTTATGTTCTACTGCCCTTTTCATTCCAATAGACACACTGCAAGCTGTTGCATAAACAAATCATCAGGTGCATGGCTATGCTTTAATCCATCATGTGGAGAGTCTGGAACATTAGTTGAGCTAGTAAGACGTGTATTGCACAAGAATGATTTTGAAGCAATTAGATTTATATCTGCACAAGAAAAAGAAGTATTAAATAATTTTGATGAGGTTATGGCAAATATGTTTGAAGAAAAGCCAGACTTCGAAGAGTTCTCTCAGGAGACCTTAGATAGACTTCATACAGATCTTTTAGCAAGCCAAAGCGCAAAAGACTATCTTAAATCAAGAAGTATTAATGAAGAGTCTATGAACCATTTCGGATTGGGATATTCTACTTCAATGAATATGGTTATTACTCCAGTACATAGTCCAGACGGAACCCCCATCGGTTTGGTAGGAAGATCAATTGAAGGCAAGTCATTTAAGAATAGTACCAACCTGCCTAAGAGCAAAACTTTATTTAATGTACACCGTGCTAAGAGAATTGGTGAGCATGTTATTGTAGTTGAGTCTAACTTTGATGCAATTAGAATACATCAGGCTGGATTTCCAAACGTAGTAGCAGTGCTTGGTGGGGTATTGTCGACAGAGCAGCACAAGCTTTTAAATAGATATTTTAATAAGATAACAGTAATGACAGACTCAGATTTGGCAGGCAGAGAGCTAGGCTTGAGCATAGCCAATAGATTAAAGAATAAAGACCTCTTGTGGGCTTCTTACGAATATGGTAAGATATATCCACATGATGCAAAAGATGCTGGTGATATGACTGACGAAGAAATTAAAAGCTGTATTAAAAATGCAGTGTCAGACATAGAATACAGATCTTGGACCCCATAATAAAAACAAACTAAAGATGGATATACACCATCAACTATATGAAATGAGGAAACATGGGAATAGTAAGAGGGTTGAAAGACCTTAACAAAGTAATGGACAAGCCACAGTCTTCAGGTGGAGACGGTACAAAGGCTCGTTGGGTTAAGTTAGAGGATGCAGAAAGCGTTAAAGTTCGTTTTCTTCAAGAACTTGATCCAGACTCACCTACCTACAATGAAAAACTAGGTCTTGGATTTATTGCAGTAGAACACACAAATCCAAAAGACTATCGCCGTAAGGCCCTATGCACAATGGAAGACCAAGGTAAGTGCTACGGTTGCGAACAACACCGCAAGGATTACAAGGCAGGATGGAAGGGTCGTTCACGACTTTACATTAATGTTCTTGTAGATGATGGCAAGGAAGATCCTTATGTAGGAATCTTGTCTCAGGGTTCAAGTGGTAAGACAATCACACCAACACTTATTGAGTATGCTGGAGAGATGGGAAGCATTACTAACCTAATGTGGCGCATCAAGCGTACTGGTACAAAGACAGACACAAGTTACACAATTATCCCGCTTGCAAAAGATGAAGCACCATTTGATGGTTCATCACTTGAGCTTTATCAGCTTGAGGATACAGCAGTGCGTGACATGCCATACACAGAGCAAGAAGCATTTTTTGCTGGTGAAGCAAATGGCGAAGAGTCTACTTCTTCAAGTAGCGTAGACTGGTAATAGGTTAAGAGGCGGAGAGTTAAATGAAATTTACACATTTGCATGTGCATTCCTACTATTCTTTAATGGATGGTCTTAACTCTCCCCTCGAACTTGTTCGTGCTGCAAAAGAGGCGGGGCAGACAGCAATAGCAATTACAGATCACGGTACATTATCATCACACCGTGAAATGCAAATTGCCTGTAAAGAAGAAGGCATAAAGCCAATCCTTGGAGTAGAAGCCTACATATCTCCAACAGATAGATTTGACAAGGCTTCAAAGACAGACAAATCTATTCAAGCGTATAACCATATCATCCTGTTAGCAAAAAATAAAAAGGGATTAGAGAATATCAATACTCTCCAAGAGCTTGCTTGGAACGAAGGCTTTTATCATAAGCCTAGAATTGATAGAGAAGTATTAGATCTATATAGCGAAGGCATTATTGTTTTGAGCGGATGTCTTAATGGATTAATTAGTAAGGCTATTGATAGAGGCAGTCTAGATGAAGCCAGAACTCTCCTTGAAGGATTTAAGAAAACATTTGGCCCAGACTTTTATGTTGAGGTTCAATCCCATAACCCTGAACCAATTAACTCTGCCCTATTAGAATTAGCGGATGAACTTAAAATTAAGGCGGTGGCAACAGGAGATGCTCACTTTGCTAAAGAAGAAGATAGAGTCCTAGAAGAGGCAATGCTCATATTGTCGACATCTCCTAAGATGGATAAAGATGCTGACTTTGAAATGTCTAGACAGATTAAAGATATTAATGAAAGACTAAATTACCTATATCCAGACCGTAGAATATCCTTTCAAGACTACAATCTATTCATTCAATCAAGAGATGAAATTGAGGCTGACTTCAATAAGGCTGGTATTACTCGTACAGATATATATGAGAATACTATGGAGATTGCAGATAAAGTTCAGGAATACGATTTTAACAGTGGTTTAGACCTGCTCCCAGTCCCTAAGACAGATGCCGACGAGAAGTTGTCTCAGATGGCCTCTGAAGGCCTTAAAAGGCTAGGCCTACAAGACTCTCAAGTCTACATTGATAGGCTTAAAGAAGAGCTATCTGTAATTAAAGATAAGTCCTTTGCATCATACTTCCTAGTTGTAGCAGATATGATTAACTGGGCAAAGAGTAATGATATTAAGGTAGGCCCAGGTCGTGGATCCGCTGCAGGCTCATTGGTCTGTTATGCGCTTGGAATTACGGATGTAGATCCAATTAAATATGACCTGCTGTTCTTCCGTTTCATTAACCCAGAACGTAATGACTTTCCCGATATTGATACAGACTTTGAAGACCGTCGTCGTAAAGAAGTTAAAGATTATTTAAAGAAGAAGTTTAAGCACGTTGCATCTATTTCAACATACACTTACTTTAAAGATAAGGGTGTAATTAGAGATGCTGCTCGTGTATTCATGGTTCCTCTTTCAGATGTTAACCGTGCAATGAAATCTATCGATACCTTTGAAGACTTTGTTGAATCACCAAATACTAAAGAGTTTAGAACTAAGTACCCTGAAGTCCTGTGGCTTGCGGATAGACTGCGTGGAAGAATTAGATCTGTTGGCGTACACGCTGCAGGTGTTGTAGTTGCAAAAGATGATTTAAGAAAGTATGCTCCTGTTGAATCAAGAGCTGATGCAAGTGATTTAGTATCAGGTAGAATTCCTGTCGTTGCATACGATATGGATACGGTTGCGGATATAGGTCTTATTAAACTAGATGCACTAGGACTTAAGACCTTATCTGTAATTTCAGATACCCTTGCTTCAATTAAAAAGCGTTCAGGGAAAGATATTAATCTTTCTGCGCTAACTCTTGATGATCCAGATGTTTACAAGGTACTAAGCGAAGGATATACAAAGGGAGTGTTTCAGGCAGAAGCAACCCCTTATACTAATTTGCTAATCAAGATGGGTGTAGATAAGTTTGAAGATCTTGCTGCATCAAATGCTTTGGTTCGTCCAGGAGCCATGAATACAGTAGGCGCTTCCTATATTAAGCGTAAGCACGGGGATGAAGCAGTCCAGTTTATCCATCCAATTATGAAGCCTTTTACTGAGAATACATACGGTGTTATTATATATCAAGAGCAAGTTATGCAGGCATGCGTACACTTGGGAGGTATGACTTGGTCAGAGGCTGATAAGGTCCGCAAGATTATTGGAAAGAAGAAAGATGCAAAAGAGTTCGACCAATTCAAAGATAGGTTTATTGATGGGGCTTCAAAACACATTTCTAAGAAGCAAGCCGAAACGCTCTGGCATACTTTCGAGGCTCATGCTGGTTATTCTTTTAACCGTTCCCATGCTGTTGCTTACTCTATGCTTTCTTATTATACTGCTTGGCTCAAGACTTATTATCCTTTGGAATTTATGTTCTCGATTCTTAAGAACGAAAATGACAAAGATGCGAGAACGGAATATCTAATTGAAGCAAAGCGACTAAAGCTTAGCATTAAACTTCCGCATATCAATGAATCAGATGTATTCTTTTCTTTAAAGGAAGACTCGATTAGATTCGGTCTTGGAGAAGTAAAGTTTATTTCAGATAGTATTGCTAACAAGATCATTGATCATAGACCTTTTAATTCTTATTCAGAGTTTATCGATAAAGCTTCCAAGAAAGGTAGCGGAATCAATAGTCGTGCCATCTCTGCTTTAAATGCAATCGGAGCGGCGGCATTCCCAGATAACCCTAGAAGCGGAAATGAAAAAGATAGTTACTACGAGTATCTAGGTATACCTACATTTAACCTAGAGGGAATTCCACCACGTATTAAGTCACAAGCAAGACCGATTGAAGAGTTTGAGGACTTAGGTTCATTCGTTATGTTTGGCATGGTTAAATCAATTAAGCGTGGTAATGGATGGGCACGTATTGAGCTTGTAGATGAAACAGGATCGATTGGTCTATTCCATACAGAGCAAACTCAAATCGAGACGGGCCAGATGTATTTTATTCTTGTAGGAGATAATAGAATTGCACGTTATGTAAAGGTTAGCGAGATTGACCCAACAGGGTCCAACTCATTTGTAGACTATCTATATAAGAAGCAGTATGACCTTGACGAAGACGAGTATATTGTAGTAGACTTTACTCCATACGTAACAAAGGCTGGCAAGACAATGAGCCATATAATTCTTTCAAATGCACAAAAAGAATTGACTAGAGTAATTGCTTTCCCAACAATGTATAAGATGTCTCTTGCTAAGATGCGAGAAGGTATGAAGTGTAATGTTGTTCTATCGACTTTGGATGATGGAACCTTAATGGTAAAGGAAATAAAATGACAGAAGATGTTGATGGTTTAATTACTTCAATTAGTATGAATCAGGTTCTAGTCGCACTACTTGAAGAATATGGAAAGCTAACGGTTCCGACCCTTAGATTCCTAGATGTCAATGTAAGCAATAAGGATTTAGTTATAGATTATGACGAGGAAGGCCCGTCATTTACTTTTAGTTTAAGGGAGAAAAATGGAGTCGAATCAGATTCTAACTGAGTATGGTCTAGACGCTTTGTCTGCCATTCTTCACGAGACCGCAAGAGAAAAAGGATTTTGGGATGGAGAATATAACCATGACAAGATCGGAAATAAGTTAGCCCTAGTACATTCAGAAGTAACTGAAGTGTTGGAGGCTATCAGAAAGTCAAAGGGAAGCGAAAGCATTGTAGAAGAAATGGTAGATGTAATAATTAGACTACTTGATATTTATGCTGCAATGAGAAATGAAGAACAGGTATTACATAGCCTAGATGAAATTCTAGAAAAGAAAATGAATATAAATAAGGAACGCCAAAGGCTTCACGGAAATTTATTTTAATGCTATACTATAGGAAAGAAAGAGTTTAAATGACAATAGAAATAGACAGCATTTTAGCTAAGCTAGATCCAAAAACAAGAGCACGAGTTCAGTCTGCACAGGATGTCCAAGTTGAAAAGCAACTTACTCCTAGTATCGGATTAAACTTTGCGTTGCGTGGAGGGCTAGGCTACGGAAGACAAGTACTTGTATGGGGTAATAAGTCTGCTGGTAAATCTTCTTTCTGCCTACAGATGATTGCTCTTGCACAAAAAGAAGGCAAGACATGCGCTTGGATTGATGCAGAAGCTTCCTACGACCAATCTTGGGCAGAGCAACTTGGAGTAGATTCCTCTTCCCTTATTTACTCACCAGCAAAAACTGTTAATGATATGGTTGATGTTGCTACCAAGTTAATGGACGCAGGAGTTGATATGATTGTAGTAGATTCAATCTCAGCCTTGCTTCCTGCTATCTATTTTGAAAAAGACGGAAACGAAATGAAGGATTTGCAAGATACTAAGCAAATCGGCGCTGAAGCAAAGGATATGACCCACGCAGTCAAGATGTTAAACTATGCAAACAAAAACACACTACTTGTTCTCATCTCACAACAACGAAATCAATTTGGATCTATGCATGCTAGTCACATCCCCACAGGTGGCATGGCAGTCAAGTTCTTCTCTTCCACAGTCATTAAACTCTGGTCGTCTGAAGCTGAGGCGAATGCTATTAAGGCTGGGGTTAAAGTTGGCGACAAGATCATTGAACAAAGGGTTGGACGACCAGTTAACTGGATTGTTGATTACAACAAACTCGGCCCCCCAAATCTATCGGGACAATACGACTTCTACTATCAAGGGAACGTTCTTGGTGTAGACAGTGTTGGAGAAACTTTAGATGTTGCTGAAATGTGCGGCATAGTAGAAAAGGGTGGAGCATGGTATACAGTAAATGGAGAACGTTTTCAAGGACGTGCAAAGGCTGTAGCGTATTTAAAGGAAAATCCAGATGTTGTAGACAAATTAATAGGCGAGATAAATGCCAAACATTAATGAGTTTCTTAATCAACCAGAGCGTATCCTTTCTCCAGAGCTTGAGAAAATAGGCGGATCAAAGCCATGCAGTAAGTGTGAAAAAGATTCGACAGAATATTTTTGGGATGCAGTTACTACAACTATATCTTGGGAATGTCCAGACGGACATAAGAATTCTTATTCGGTGGGATAATGTCAGAGAGAGCAGAAGTAAAACGTGATGGGGCTAAGGCTCAGAAGAATAGCGGAAGAGGGGATTACCAGAAGGGTGATGCTCAATGGAAGCAGTTTCTTGTTGATTATAAAGAAGCAGGAACATCATTTACTTTAAATAAAGATAACTGGGCAAAGATTTGTACAGATACTTTTAAGGTAAATAGAGATATGCACCCAGCGTTAAAGATCATTATTGGAGCAGAGTCTAAAGTTAGGCTAGGCATTATTGAGTGGTCAGTTCTTGAAGAGCTGATTCAGTTTTATGAGGAGAACCACTAGTGGAAATATTTTTAATTTGCGGTATTGCAATAGGATTTTTGATCGGCTACCCACTGGGTTTATTTATAGACAAACTAGATAAGGATATTAAAAATGACGCAAGATAAAAATACTCTTGAACTAATTAGCGACATAACAGAGTTCAATGACCTTCATGAGTTTATGAAGGATGAACACTTAGACAAGGCTTTGGCGATTGTTGTAAAGCTTCTTATGAACCCCGATGTGCCTTCGGCAAAGGCTCCTATGCTTATTATGGAACTACAGGCTATGTCAACTAAGTTTGCAGTAATGTCTTCTATCTATTCAACTATTGCTAAGGATAAAGCGGGCACAGTAAATAACAATAAGAAGAATGTATATTATTCAGTAAAGGAGTCCATAGACAAACTTGTAGATGCACTTAAGTATGTCGTTAGGTATAATTCATAAATGGCTAGAGAAATTGTAAAGAACCTTAAATTTAAAAAGCACACAGGAAAGTTCTTTGATCCTGAGTTGTTTGCTCAGTTGCTTGATGAGTCATATCGTAATACTAAACGAGCAGACGGAGAGATGACTAAGAAGTCATTTAGTCCAAGTTCATTGGGCTATGGTCATGGTAAGTGTCCTAGATACTGGTACATGGCATTCTCTGGCGCAGTCTTTATTGATGATAACGATGCCGTTGCCGTTGCTAATATGGCACAGGGAACTCAGGCGCATGAGCGACTACAGAAGCTTATTTCTACTATGCCAGAGTGGAGAGCGGAAGAAGAAGAAATTATTAATGAGTATCCTCCAATCAGAGGCTTTATAGATCTTATTATGGAGTATGATGGCGAGACAGTAATTGGTGAAATTAAAACGGCTAAGCAAGAGGTTTGGGATACTAGACAATCAGAGATGAAGCCTACAGATAACCATATGCTACAGCTACTAACCTACATGAAGCTAAAAAATGCCAAGGAAGGCTTCTTCCTATATGAGAATAAGAATACCCAAGAAATACTGGTCATTCCAATTTCTATGAATGAAAAGAACACAAAGATTATTGAAGATACATTTGCATGGATGTGCGAAGTCTGGGATAACTTTAAAAATGGAGATCTTCCCAAGAGACCAGAGGGTGCAACTAAATCAAAGATGCCTTGTACTTACTGCCCAGTTAAGAAAGAGTGTTATGCAAAGGGTGGTCCAGTAGGCACTGTTGATATTGATTTGTTTTCGGTATTTAATAAATGATCTGTGCTAATTCTGAATGCAAGAAAGACTTTGAGCCAAAGACTCATAATCAAAAATACTGTACTGATGAGTGTTGCCGTGTTGCAACTAACAGAAGAATTATGGAAAAGTATTATGAGAAGAAGGCAATTAGAAATGGTGCAGCAAGACCTTGTTCAAGGTGTAAGGCACAGCTGAGTAGATATAACAATACTGATCTATGCTCAACATGCGAAAAGACTGTAAATGCGGATACAAAGAATAAACTATTTAGGATGATAAATGACGTTAGCTAGTTTAAAGAAAACACAGGCAAGCAGAGTTCTTGGGATAGATGCATCCACTAACTCTATTGCTTTTTGCTTGATGGAGAACGATGTCCCATTAAAGTGGGGCAAGATTAACTTGTCAGGCGAGGATATATATGATAAGATTCATAATGCAAAGGTCAAGATGTCTTTAATGCTAGATGAACTTAAGTCAGATTATATTGTTGTTGAAGGTGCAGTATTTGTAAAGTCTGCAGATGCTGTAATTAAACTATCATATGTTTATGGAGTTGTTATTGCAGAACTAATGTCTACAGGTGCGAAGGTTATTACTATATCCCCTTCCTCTTGGCAGGCTTACATAGGCAACAAGAACCCCACTAAAGAAGAGAAGGCGGCTATTAGATTTAAGAATCCAGGATACGCAGACTCTTGGTATCAAAATCAATTACGCAATATGCGTAAGCAAAGAACGGTTGACTACTTTAATAAGAAGTATAACTTATCATTAACAGATTTTGATGTTGCAGATTCATTCGGGATCGCACATTATTCTAATAGTATATTGACGGAACGATGAAGCTATATCAAAGTAAAGAATGGCTGCATAGAAGATATGTGGTTCAAAAGAAAACGGTAACAGAAATTGCCGAAGAGTGTAAAGTCTCTGCTATGACCATACAGAGATACCTAGAACAGTTTAAATTGATTAGGAGAAGGTAATGCTAAAGGCGGTATTTGGGGATGTCAACAATTTTAATTGTAGTGATTTATATTTAAGATCAGTAGGTGCACCAGCAGGTAATAAGATCTGGGGAGCATGCCATGAAATTGCACATATGTTAATTGAAAAGAATATCTCGTACGGCAACTCTGCCCTTGAGCCAGCAAGGATATTTTCAACGGCGGATTCAACAGAGCAATTAAAAGTTCGTATTGATGATAAATTAAATAGGGTAAAGAACAACCAAGGCTTTGCTGGAGATAACGATATTGACGATTTAATTGGATACTTAGTCCTATATAAGATTGCTAGGGCTAATTCTGATTGACATTTTAGTCGACTGAAAGTATACTGTATTAATGAGCGAAATAGAATTGTCAGATCATTTTGACAGAATGAACAGGGTTGTCGAAGAACTTCTAAAAGGAAGCACACCCACACAGATTGCCACCACTACAGGAATACAGCGCAAAGAGGTTGTCGAGCTAATCGATGATTGGAAAGACGTTGTACATAATGATAGCAACATCAGAGATCGTGCCCGAGAGGCTATCTCAGGGGCGGATCAACACTATGCCATGCTTATCAAAGAGGCGTGGAAGACTGTAGAAGATGCAGATCAATCTGGCCAACTTGGAATAAAGTCTGGCGCATTAAAGCTTATTGCAGACATAGAGACTAAAAGAATTGCAATGCTTCAATCAATCGGCGTACTTGAGAATAATGAAATTGCATCACAGATTGCAGAGACAGAACGCAAACAAGATCTCCTTGTTAAAATTTTAAAAGAGACTACATCAACATGTCCTAAGTGTAAGATGGAAGTTGCAAAGAGATTGTCCCAAATAACTGGAATAATCGAGTCAGTCCCAGTAGAGGAAGCCGATGTCGTTTGATTTCAGTGACCTTATCGATATGCTTGACGGAGAGGAATTCGATGAAAAACCAGTCGATCTTAAAACGTTTGTTAGAAGTCCAGAATACCTTGGGCTTCCAGAACTTTCCGACTATCAATACACGCTTATCGAAAAAAGTTCGCAGATCTATAAAGACTCAACCCTTATCAAATTATTCGGAGAAGAAGAAGGAAGAATAAGATTTAAGCAAACTGCTAATGAAGTAGTTGCTCAGCTTGGCAAAGGTTCAGGAAAAGATTACTGCTCAACAATTGCAGTTGCCTATATAGTATATTTACTATTGTGCTTAAAAGATCCAGCCACATATTACGGAAAGCCTCCAGGGGATAGCATTGATATTATTAACATTGCTATTAACTCACAGCAAGCAAGCAACGTATTCTTTAAAGGATTTAAAACAAGAATTGAAAAGTCACCTTGGTTTGCTGGTAAGTATACCGACAAGGCCTCGGAAGTTAAGTTTGATAAAGCAATAACAGTACACTCTGGCCACTCTGAGCGTGAAGCCTGGGAAGGGTATAACGTTATAGTTGTTATCCTTGATGAGATCTCGGGCTTTGCAATTGAAAACACAACAGGCCATGACCAAGCAAAAACAGGTGCGGCTATATATGATATGTATCGTGCATCAGTAGACTCTCGTTTCCCAGACTTTGGTAAAGTTATTCTGCTCTCATTCCCTAGATATAAAAATGACTACATCCAACAGAGATACAACGCTGTTGTTGCAGAGGTAGAGACGGTAGTCCGTGATCACAAGTTTAAGATGGATGAAGAACTTCCAGACGGAACAGTAGGCAATGAGTTTGAGATCCAGTGGGAAGAAGACCATATAGTCTCATACAAGATACCAAAGGTTTATGCATTAAGAAGGCCAACGTGGGAAGTTAATCCAGTTAGAAAGATTGATGACTTTAAGGTAGCATTCTTTACAAATCCACAGGATGCATTGTCACGCTTTGCGTGTATGCCACCAGATGCTATAGACGCATTCTTTAAATCAAAAGAGAAGGTTGAAAAAGCATTTAACAAAGCGCACCTAGCTGTGGATAATTTTGGTAGACTAGAAGAATGGTTTATACCAGATCCAGACAAAGAATACTTTATACACGTTGACCTTGCTCAAAAGCATGACCATTGTGCAGTTGCAATGGCACACGTTAACAGATGGGTTAATGTAAAAGTAACAGACACTTATTCTCAGCCAGCACCAATTGTTGAGATAGACGCTGTTAGATTCTGGACCCCAACAAAAGATAAGTCTGTAGACTTTACAGAAGTTAAAGATTATATTCTTTCATTGAAGACACGAGGATTTAAGATTCGTGTATGTACCTTTGACAGATGGAATTCACATGATATGATGCAACAACTAAAACAATATGGCATCAATACTGAAATTCTATCTGTCGCTAAAAAGCATTATGATGATATGGCTATGGTGGTTGCAGAAGAAAGAGTGGTCGGACCACATATACCTTTGTTAATTGATGAACTACTACAGTTAAGAATTATGAGAGATCGAGTAGACCACCCTAGAAAGGGATCCAAAGACTTGGCGGATGCTGTATGTGGAGCAATCTATAACTCAATAAGTAGAAGTAAGTTTGATACAAACGAAGAAGTAAACATTCATACCTATGAATCAATGAGCTATGACAATGATTTTGGAAAAGAAGCAGACGGAGAAACAAGTTCCTATAATATGATTAGGGCTCCAAGAATGCCAGAAAACT